ATCCGCTACGCCGAGACCTTTGAGGCGGCTGTGGACGCCGAAGCTGGTTCCCCCGCCCAAGCCGCCGCTGGCACCGCTATCGGTGTTGTAGAAGTCGGTGAACTTCGCGTAGTCTCCTACGTGACCTCCGCTGGCCCCAACGTGGCTGCTCAACCCGACGCCCTGGCTCCTGCCAACTGGACCGGCCCGATTGCCGGTGTTAACCAGGCCTATATGCCCACCGCTCTGGCTCAGCCTTACACCGCCCGTCAGCTGACCGTCGCCACCAGCGGCCTGCTTCTGATTGAAGTGGATCCCGTTTCTCCGGCGATCACCATCAACACACCTCTGCAGGTGAATGTCTATGGTCAGGCAGTAGCTGCCGGCACCGCCGCCACCCTCGACGGCGCTACTCCGATTGTGCGTGAAAACGTAACCATCGGCGGTCGTGCCCTGGTTCTCGTTTCGTTCGCCTGATTCCTAATTAGGCTACTCCTTGGCTGGGCAGTTTTCGGACGTAAGTCCCAGCCCTGGTTCGAACCATTTGAAGACAAAGATTACGGAGACTTCCTCCCATGATGAACCTGCAACAAACCTATGCAGGTGTCGATCCGATTCTGACGACACTTGCACAGGGTTTCATGCTTCCGGCGACTAACATCGCCAACTTCATTGCTCCCGTTGTAGACACCCCGACCCGTGCTGGCCGGATTCTGCGCTTCGGCAAAGAGCAATTCGCCATCAACGACTTCCGTCGTGCGTATGGCACCAACATTCCTTACGTTCAAAGCCGTTACGACTCCGAGCCTTATGCTCTGGAGCAAGAAGTGGTGGCTTGGGAACTGCCGGAAGAAGTCATTGAGAACGCCGGTGAAGGCCCCGCTCAGGTGGATCTGCGTGCGATTGAAACTCGCAACGCAATGAGCCGTCTGATGAACGCTTACGAGTACACAGTGTCTCAGGCTGTGACCGTAACCGGCACCTACAACCCTTACGAGCCTAACACCGGTGCAGGCACTCAGGATGGTCTGGGTTTCACCAGCTGGACCACCTTTAACACCGCCTACGGCACTGCTTCTGGCCCTTCTGCCTGGTCTTCGCTGACCTCCAACCCGATCGAGGACGTGCTGACCCTGAAGCGCTCCGTGGCTAACCAGATCGGCATCCGCCCCAACTCCATGGTTGTTGGCACCGCCGTGTTTGATCAGCTGCTGACCAACCAGGCGATCCTTGAGCGTATCAAGTACACCACCGCCGACAGCATCGACACCGACATGCTGGCTCGCTACTTCGGTCTTGAGCGCGGTCTGCGTGTGGCTGAGGGTCGTTATCTGGCCACCGACGGCAGCCTGCAACCGGTGTTCCCCGAAAACGGCATCCTGCTTTTCTACAGCCCCAACGGTCCTAGCGACAGCGTAATGCCTGCTGGCGGCGCTAACGCTGCTACTCCTGCCTTCGCTTACACCTATCAGCTGACCGGCACCCCTGCCGTTCGTCCTGAGTACTACATCCGTGAGCGTCGTGTGGTTCGTGCTGAAATCACCGTTGAGCGTGTTGTAAACCTGGTGGGTCTTGGCTCCACCGGTCTGATCGGTTCGGGAGCTATGGTCACCGACATCCTGTCCTGACCGGATAAGGAAATTAAGGAGGTGTTCTCATGGCAATTCTTCGCCCGATTACAAAGGCTCAGTACGAAGTTTCGTTTACTGCCCTAGGCGGACCGACCTTTACATCGGTCTTCACTCAGTTTAGCGGAGTCAACGACTCCTCAGATAGCAGCACCTACGCCAACGGAACTGGAAACCGCTTGTATCACGTTGTAGGCCCTCGTACAGCAGACAACGTTACGCTGACTGCCCCGTACGATCCCAACATCTTCAAAACTCTTGAGCAGTTTTGGATCGACTACAACTGTGAACCAATTACCATCACCATCACTCCGCGTGATTGTATCGGTGAGGGTGCCGCCCCCGGTGGTGGTCAGTACATTTGCTACGAGTGTCAGTTTGTGAGCATCACGACTGCCGACGTCGATCGCGAAAGCGGCGATGTGCAGAC